GGCAAAATTTTCTATCTTTGATTTATCTAACGCATATGCGTAAAATCCAATAGGTGTATTGTATTTGTTGACAATATACAAGTTCATTCTTGGAACAATAGAAAAGTGAATAAAGTATCCACCTTCTTTTTCATACTTTATTATTTGATCTTGCCAACGAGGCAAGGTTAATCCTGTTTCTCTCTTGTAACGTGTTGCTTCTTTTATCCTCTTCATACGATATAATATATATAGCTATATCGTGGACAACACCTCAGTCAAAGAAAACCAAATAACCTTCAGACCCTAATCTTCTCACTCCTAGATTTGCGCCAACACTGTCAAGAATTTCTTCATTTTGCAAAGCCACCATATCCTCGATCAAACGTTCCAACCAATCTGCTTTTAGTCTTAGCTTTTCGGTTAATTTTGGGTATATTTCGCTTGCTCGCTCATTGTTGAGTATACTGTTTTTTATTGTTTCTTTTAGTTCATCTTGGGTATAAGGTTTTTTTGTGGCTGGGTTTTGCTGTGTGATTTTCATGTTGGTTGTTAAAACAAGTCTGTCAATCAGCCATCTTATATCAGGATCTTTAACAAAGCTGGTTTCAAACTTTTCTAAAACAGTATAATCAATCGATTTTTTGGTTGTTGGAGCAATCAAGGTACCATGATCGTATATCATGGGATAGTGCAAACCTTTTTTTTCTTTGCCGCTGTAAGTTTTTAAGATTTTTTTTGCTCGAATATCTTGTTGTTGTAACTTTAGCACTCTATCACCAAGATTGAACGCAGCACCATTCATTCCAGCACCAAGAAAGCTGAAGTTGGTAGTGTCGCTCAGTATACCATCAATTTTATTCTTGTTGGCTTCGTAAAACTCTTGTGGATCACCGATTGCATTGGTCAATATTGAATCTGGGTTTTTTTCCATGAATGTTTTCAACGCATTTATAAAAACAGTCTGTTGTGTGTTCTCAAATAAAAAATGATATAATCTAATCATAACCATAAGTAGCGGTGTGGAAGACAACCAATAGAAGAGTATAAGACAGTCATTCTTCTTTTTGAAGGGAAGGATTTTATCTCAAGGGCTAGTTACATCAACTCAGAGGATGTTCATCTCTTCTAATGATTGCTTTGTCAGTAGCTTATAAGCATCGATGCCATGTGTTTGGCAATACTCTTCAGCAGCTGACTGTTTTTGTTTTACTTTGGCTGATTCTGAAAAAGCTGCTGGTTTGATTTCCCAAAGTTCTTTGCGACCGTCCACATATTCAACGAGAAAATCTGGAATGTAACGGCGAACGTGCTCTCTGTTTCCTTCATTTAGTTTATAAGTGATTGCAAATGGCTCATACGTGAACGTTTTCACTGTTATTTCTTTTTCCAGCCATTCAACCGTTGCTTTTTCCCAAGACGATTTATAGAAAACTTCTTTGCTCAACTTCTCAGAAAAAATATATCCCTTTTCATGGAAGTTCTTCCCGTAAGCCCTACGTTTGCCTGATATCATCTCAGAAGATACGATCTCCGACATTTTCTGTCTGGTTTCTGTTGTATGGTTTTTGCCATACATAGGGTTTTTTTCTCCGTTGAAACAACCTGTTTCTTTATGATGTTTTGAAATTTTTTCTCTGGCTTCTTCTGTGTGATGCTTGCCAAGCATAGGATGATTTTCTTTGTCCTTATATCTCTCCAAAGCAGCTTCACGAAGCTTCTGTTTTATTCCTTCATCCATTCGTGCATTATTAGCAATCAAACCTTCTCTAATCGCTGCGCCACGGCAAGGTTTGCTACAAAAATGATGTTCGAACTTAGCAATCTGATTTTTCCATTGCAGGACAACTTTCTTGCAATAAAAACATTCAACTTTTGCTTTTCTAGGAGAAGCTTTATAGCTTTTTTCCATCGATCTCCGATGAGCATACGCACACTCAAGCTTACAGTAGTGGTTTTTGTTTTTTAGTTGCTTATACTCAAGCTTTTTTGGAGTAAAAATAATGTGACAAAAATCACATTCGTAAACAACAACTCTGTGTTTTTGTTTTGGCTTACCAGCAATCGATTCAACTCTGTCTTCTATTATCATTTTTCACCTCTATTGTAGTATAGGTGATGATAAATAGTGGGTATAGATCAAAAGTCCATCTTAACCGTAAACTTGAGCTTATCGCCGGAACGTTTCAAAACCGGTTGAGCCATTTTTGTCTTTGCGATGACATTGAGATTATCGTCATGAAGATATAGATCGGTGATATACACATAACGCTTATCAAAATCACTAGCAAAGTCTGTTGCTTCCAAGTCACGATTCCAACTTGGATTACTGGAGCTTACAAGTTCAAGAGGGTTAGCGTACAAATCTGCCTTCATAACGTGGATGTTACGTTCACCTTGAAAGGTGCATTCAAAACCGTTTTCTCCAAACCAATAAAGGCTTGGATTTTTGATTAACACAATACCGTTGTCATAAAAGATGTTGCCAACAGAGTTGTTTAAAGCTTGTGAACTAGAACAATCAGCACGATAAAGACTTCCAAAGCCATCATCTTTTAGAGTGATACCAACCTTGCCATAACTATTTGATACGTTTGTATCGGTTATGGTAAAGGTGTTTGGAGCTATTTTGTTGCCATAGAACAAGTTGGATATATCAAAGATAACAACTTGCAAGCTTCCGTTTTCTTGTGTGCGTTGAAGAATAGTTGGCGTGCGTTGGGGGTTAAGAGTTCCAAGAGAACTTGTTACATCAAATCCAGACAGTGCAGCGATAATACTTCTTGGATTTAGATCGGTGTTAAGAGTTGCACTTCCGCTAGTTGGAGGTACAAGATCATAGATTGATTCCAACGAATACATATTTCGCAGTGTAACCAAGTTAAAGGCTTGTTGGCCCTTATCGGTAACGAACGCACTTGAACTAAGTGTGTTTAGTAACTGATAATAGTTTGGTGTGAACTGACCGTTATCGTTTGGCAGAATAGTTAAGCTGTTTTTACGAACCGAGCCTGTGTTGTAAAGAAACTGGTTAGCGGTTAGTTGCTGTGTGTTGCCAACAAGAGCACTTCCAGTGAGGTTTATCAGTCTTGGATAGTTTCCTGTAGCAAAGTCTCTTGTGTAGTTTTCGAGGTTGATGTAGTGACCACCTGTATCAAAACTAAGATCGACATTAAATGGATGTTCTGTTGTTCCGTCGATACATTGAAAAGGATGCACTAGCACACCACCAAGGGCTGCGGCGGTATTATCTACAGCCCTTGTAGGCGATTCTTTTGTGAATAGCGGGGGAAGATAGAACAATAGATTTGGATCGCCTAATGGAGCTCCTGATAGGCTTCTTGAGGCTATTTCATTTTGTCCAAGATACTTGTTATAGATTTTCAGTTCATGCACTTCTGCATTGAGAGGGTGTGCAAGTTTATATGCTGGAGGTTCATCATAGTTTGGTGGATTTAAGAGAAATGCAGGTTCGGAAACAGGAACACCAAATCGTGTTTGAGCTATATCAGAAAAGAACCAACCAGCTGTGCCTGTTTCTGGTGTTTCTAAAAAGTTTCCAACTGCTAGTACCGACTGAAATGCTTTACCGGTTTGTTGTTTAGGAGCAACGCTGGCAGACGGAATATAGAACGTACCTTGTTCTATTCCGTCAACCATAAACGAACCACTACCAAAGTTATAACTGTTTGTTCCCCATCTTACTGTTACATGATGCCATGTGTTTCTTGTTAAGCAGTTATCGTTTGAAACAAAGCTTAAACCGGTTGTGTTTGCTGGATTTATTGTTGAGGGTAAACTAGTTGCTGAACTGCTGAGTTGTAAAAGCAATCGATAGCCATCTGTTAAACCATTTGAATCTCGGCTTGAACCAGATATAAGAGACAAAGCATAAGCACCAGAGAAATGCAGAATGGTACCAGCTTTAAACTCACTTGTTTGTGTGTCTATTGTATATTTTGGATTGATCCAAAAGTCAAAAGAAAATGCTCCGCTGGGAATGTAGCTGGAAGATACAAGAGTTCCTAGTCCAGAGGCAGAACCAGAAGCGGGATAAAGCAAAGCTGATCCTGTTGGTAAACCACTTGCTGTAAGAAAGTTTAAAGAGTTATAGTTGGTGAATGCAAAGTTGTAGTTGGTACCAAACAAGCTGTAATAAGGCATAAGCACGTTTGTTGTAACAAACTTGCGTGTCATATCCAAGTTAAGGTTTACACCCGGAGTAAATCTTACAACTTCTTGTTTTTGTTGATTTCTAATGCTTTTTGGTTGATTTTTTACAACAGAAAGATAGTCTTTTATTCTGGTATTAAGTTGTGTTGGATTTTCTGATTGTTTTGCGAAAGCAATAACGTCGTCTATGTCATTGATTTGTTGAAAGGAACCTGTGGGTGCTCCCGATACAGCAGCCCAGTTAACGTAATAATCTTTCATCGCATTTGAACGACGAGGATAAACGTAAGCAGCGCCAGTTACTCCTGTACTACTAGAAACAAAGGTTGTGCTGGGGACCGTTTGAATCGTAAAAAACTCGATATCTCCCGGTTCAAAACGTTGAATAGACATGCATTACCTAAATACTTTCAACTAAGTATTCCATTTTGTTTTCTTTTATCAGCGAATGTAATCTAGGAGCGAGAATGGTAGCAACTAACTCGGAAAGGTTTGCCCCTTCCTTAACTTGTCTCGACACTTCCTCTATCCCAGAGTTATCCAGCAAAGTATGCAGTATCTCATGCATTAATGTTTCTTCTCTAACGTCCTTTGCCATACAACTATTGATAACGATCTTCCCTTGATAGTAGTCCGTGAACCCACAAACTTCACTGGCTTCTTTTCCAGTAAGTTCTTCAATCTGTTGATCAGACCATTGCTCAATATTATAACGTCGATTGCCAACTTTTAGAATCATAAAATATATCCCTCAATGGCAAATACCATTGAGGATATACAATGATTTGCTGTTGTAAAAATGGCTATTTTGACGATTTTTTCGAACAAAAACGAATGTTTTTCTTACGAGCGTAGTCCAAACGTACCTTTACAGTGTATTCTCTCTGAAAATTTTTCAAAATAGGCCGTGAGGTTTTTGCTACAGCCAAAAGATTGTTGTCAGCATCATACAAACCAATGCTTGTGATGAATGCAAAGCTGCGTTGAATGTCTTCTTGGCCTGCATCGATAACAACAATACGTCCATCATTGTCTGTGTAAGTTGGGTTGCTGGAGTAGTTGAATCTATCAGCAGAGAACTTGCAGAAGTACACACTGGAGTTGATGTTTGTTTGGTTTTGGAAAGCCATCACTGTTGCATCTGATCCAGTGAAACGAGTGGAACAAACATAGTCTAGAACATCATCAATGGATGCGCTAGCAAACAATGCATTAACGGCACCTGTACCGCTGTATAAAAGAGAACCATTAAACGGTTCGGTTAATGTTGTAACGCTTTGAATGGAACCTGTGATTGTTTGAGTTGGGTCAAAAACCTTGCTGGCGTCCAACACGATAATGCCTTGATCGTGCCAAATAAGTCCAACTGCATTTGTTGTTGCTGTGTCAACAAGAGTTCCAACAAAGCCACCGGGCAATTGCACTCGGTTTGTTGACGAACCAAGATCGGTATAAATCTTTTCTGCTGTACCGCTTGAAGACAAATCGCTAGGAGTTGGAGAAATGGCTGATCCGCTATAAAACATTCGAAGAGCATACGTATCGTTTTTAAGTTGATCTCTTGAAAACAAACGTTTAAATGAAAAGAACAAAGCTTCTTTGATTGAAGAGCCAACAACAGATGTTCCGTTAAAGCTTCCAGAAATAAATGTAAAAGGTTTTGTGTCGTTACCAAGAAGTTGTTGGGCAAAGGTACGATATATATCGATTTTTTCACGCATCATCAAAGATGTGCTTGGAAAGTAATATTGATCATTTACTGTGTCGTATGATGTTGTTATTGTTTGCACAAGAAGTGAGCTTGTGTGCAGACCAATTGTTGCATCGAATACGGGGTTTGCAGTTTGAAGGGTATAGTCTTGGTCAAATATCGTTTGGAAAAGAGAAGACGTAACACCGGTTCCAGTTCCAGAACCTGTTACCCAAACTTGATATTTTCTTCTTGTTACGGAAGATGAAACATCGTTACCGATAACGTCGATAAGTTGTTCAAGTACATCACCTTGAGTTTTTTTGTCTGTTTGAGCATTGAAAAATTCAAATGTAGCCATCTTGGTATGATCCTTTTATTTCACTTGGTAATAGAAGCAACAAACTCTTTTACGGCACCGCTGCTCATACCTGTTACTCTTACAACTGTTCTGATATTGTTTTTGTTGCTGGGTTGTCCATATATGAGAAACTGAGCATTTGTAATAGCTTTTGCGGTGATTGGAATGCTTACGCTTGCTCCTCCTTGAGAACTTGGTGTGCTGTTTCTTGTAAGAATATATGTTGCCATACGGTTACGATCAATAACAGGAGTGCTTCCTGCAATAAACAAGAATCTATCGTCGCACACAACCAAAAACTGATTATCTACCAGTTCTTGTGGAACTGTTTCTCCACCTGTAAGAGCTTGTTGAACAGTAACGTTTTGTTGTTGAGGAGCGGTGCTGGTTGTGCTGTTAACACCAAGAGCCAAAGTATTGTCAGTTAAACCGGCTGTTGCAGAAAGTGTAAAAAGAGGCATGGTATAACGATTCGGATCAGGCAATGACACCAAAGGATGCACCAAAGCTAGTTTGTTATTGGTTATTGCTTCAAAAACTGGTGTGTTCTTTTCGATCTTTTCTTGACCTACAGTTCTACCGTAGCGAACAATCATTCCGTAGTCTACTTCATCATCACCAGCAGCAAACTTGATAACATTGAATGTGCCAGCAGCTAGCTTTTGACGCCCTACATCGGTAAGAACGGCATCCACGATAATGTTGTTGGTATCTTGTTGCAAAAAACCCATTGTTTAGTTCCTTTTCGTATACTAGTAGTTATGGTTCAAACCGGATTTCTGTCATCCGTAACTGTTATATCAACAAATTGATCGGTTTGTAAGTCTGTGTTGATCAATTGAATTCGATATTTGTTTTGAGGTCCAAAGTTTAGAATTCTCATGTCTCCGCCACCGTTCGCTCGGGGAGTTAGTTCATAGTATTCTGGGTTAAACACAACAGTCATTTGAGAATAACCTTCATTTTTTATTGTGTCCACAAATGCATCTTTGTTCAAATACAGGTTTGGGTAAGGCTTTGGTGCGTTTGGTGCTGATACATCCATTCGATCAATTGTGTTGCGTTGCTTATCAAACTTTATGCCAATTTGATTGCTATAGTTGCTTGTTATTCCATGTGCATCAACGCAAGCAACAGCGTATATGTAATAAGTGTTTTTATCGAAATCTTCGTCAATGTAACATGTTGGAGAAAAAACATCCAAGCTTGTTATTGTTGATTGGTTTATAACAACGTTTGCATCGATATTTGCTTCGCCTCGTATGAATTGAAACAAACCTGAGCTTCCCGGCGCTGGAGAAACAAAATACGTTCCAAACGCATTTTGCAAATCGTTGAAATCGTACATTCTTACAAGTTCGAATGGAAGTTGCGCTGGCCTAACATCACCAACATTTTTTCGTCTAAACACTTGAAAATATTTAATGTGCCTTCTTGTGTCTATGGGAAAATTCCATGTAAGAACAGGCTTCTTTAAACCGTAATCCCAGCGAATGAAAAAGTCGGTTGGAGGCTCGGGTGGTGTAGTGTCTTCACAAAGCACATAAGTTCTTCTGAACTTACCGCCCACCAAAAACGTTGATATAACATTAACACGAAGATTTGGATCAAAAGTTAATGTTTGCAAAGCTGTAATCGATTTTATGTCATACACATAACGTTGATTATAAAGTACTTTTGTGTCAAAAAACTCTGTGGTATCTGGGTTTTCGACATAAAATGTTGTTCGTTCTACAAGTTCTCCGCTGCTGAGTCTGCGATATCGATCAATAACATATCCAGTTGATTGAAAGACTAAACCAAAATCAGTTTGCAATTCACTAACTGTTGTTGTTATTGGATTTTCTAACGAAAGATCATATTGCGAGCCATTTAATCTGTTTGCGTATGCTTTGATTGAATGTTGTGTTGCAAACAAATTATCGAGGCCGCTAACCATATTTGGTGTGATACCAATCATGGAATCGTTTACAAGTTTTTCATGAAACAAAGTACCAAAAACTTTGTTTGATACAGGCATGATGGTTGTGTTTTCACCATCCGGTGGTGTTCTGGCTCTGGCATAATTTAAATTGGAATTAAGATATTCTTGAGTAACGTTTTCGCTTGTTGTTTCATGCAATGCTCTTATTGCATCTGTTAGTCCTATATCAACACGATTGTAGTTGATTTGCGCAAGCAAACGGCTTAAGTACAATTGTTGCTGAGTTTTAAAGCTTGATTCTTGTTGGTTGAACGTATCAAAGTAAGCTAGAGACAAATCGTCTTCATTTAGAATCTTGTCTGCATTTGCAGCAATCGATATGTTGACAAATTCTTGCCTGCTAACATCACCCGAGGTAACGTTTACTTTGTTCCATGAAAGACGAACATAACGAGGAACGTTTCTAGAAAAATCAACAGTGTTTGGTTGAGCAGCAGTTGCCACGCTTGAATTGATAAGTTCATCCGGTCGATAAAAATTATAGAAAAACGTTGCTTCAAACGTTGTAATCTCTGGTACGTCTGCAACGGTTACCGGTAAAGAAGGTAAAGATTCGCCTATTGTTACTGTCATTATCTCACAATCTCCACGTTTATAAAATATGAATCAAGCAACAAACTGTTATCCTCTGCTATTTTGTAAGTTTCGTTGTTATCGGTATAAAGTTGATTGGTGTTAGCTAACGTTTGCAACAATGCATTTGTTTCTCTTTTTTGACTCATTGCATTAACATCTATGGGAAATTTATCTGTTCCGTACATTATGTTGAAAACACGATCATAGTCTTTTTGACGAAATACAGTTTTGGTAATGTCATTGCAAAGAGTCAACATCAGTTTGGAATAGTCACGATCATCTTGAAAAGCCGCCAGCAGATCACGATATTCTGGTGTCATGAACTTGACTTTTGTCAAATCAGCTGTTCCAAGTTGAATTTTTTGCATTTCTGTTATAAACTGTGTAGTTTCGGCTTCTGTATACGATATAAACGTTTCTTCACTGGTATTCAACCCAGTGGTGATGTGAAGATACATATCCAACACAAAGCTACGAAATAAATTTTCAGTAACTTCTAAGCCCAAGTTTCTTCGTTCCTCAGAACGGTTGTAGTAAGAATCGTTTATAATGAAGTTGTTTCTAGTTGATGCTCTGACAGAGTTATAACTTTGATCCTCATCAAAATCGTAGAACTCAAACATGTCTCTGAGTGTGTAATAATCTTCATTTTCTAGCTGTTGCAATGAATATGCATCAAAACCTTTTGCAAACAAAGACAAGTCGAACTTAAACTGTTGAGGCTTATAAATGATTCCATCGTTGTTTCTATCAAGCTTGTAAAGCTTGATGTTGATCAAATCGCTGGTTGCTTCTTCAAGTTGACCGCTGTTTACTGCATTCTTGTTCAACCGGGCACCTAACGCAGATTCAACAAAGCCATGTGGTATACCCACCGTAACAATTTTGACTTTTGTTTCTGCGTCCAATCCAGTACTAGTAAAAGCTGGATATTGTCTTAATGCTATTTTTATTGCTTTCCAGTTTTTGTCGCTTACAACTTTGCCAGCAGGTAAATAGAAATCTAAACCTTGGACATTGTTTGGGTTGTATACAGCTTTTTTGTCAACAATGCTTCGAAGTATACTTTTTGCTGTGCGTGTGTTGCTTAATGAGTTTGGATTGTTTGTGTTGATCTCTCTTAGCAATCTTGCTTGTTCTTCTGATATGTTGCTGATGCCAGTCATGCGATTGTTTAGAATCTCGAAATATTTCAAGATATTAGCTATGATTTGATCTTCTTGCTGCAATTTGCTTTCATAGTCCGCAATAATGTTGTTGTCGTATGTTTGCCCACTCAAAAAGTTGTTTATATCTGTTGACAATCGTGACAATGCATTTCTAATAAAGTTGACTTGAACGTACCGTGTGGTAGCTTTTGTTGGATCTTGATCGCTATCAACTAATCCATAGGTTATTTTATTTGCTGCAAACTGTTCCACAAGACTTGAAAATATTTCAAACACCAGCAAAATAAAGCCAGATAAAGTTAAACCATTATATCGTGTTGCTGATGTACCGTTCAATAAATGATATGTTATTTCATTGCTGCTTGCTGCGGCAAACATTTGCGAGCACATATCTAATACGTTTTTAAACAAGTTGTCTTTGCCACGTAACGTGTAAATCAAGTTGGAAAGTTGTTGTATTTGAACCAATGCTGCGTTGTTGTTTATGTTACTATTGATCGCACTTTCTGGCGGAAACGGCGCTACGTTTGCAAGAATCAGTTGTTTTATTACCAAGATTTGATTGTTTAAAAGATCGGGAATGTTGTTTTCGGTTAAAAGTTCGGAAAAACCTTGTATTCTTTGTTGTGTTAGCTCGCCCAACAACAAAGATCGAAATTTGTCTGTTTGAGGAAAATCTATTGTTACAGTGGAACGTGTATCATACAAAGCAATCAAAAGCAACAACTTGTATACTTCAAATTTTATCGTTGGGTTGGAGTTTCCCAAAGAAAACAATACAAAACTTAATGTGTTTGTTGGATCATTATTGACGCTACGTATAAGATCTTGCGATGTAGCGTAATATTGCAATATGGACTTAAGCATTTCTTCGGGCTTTAAAGTTCTAGAAGTACTATCTTCAGCATCTTGATGCAATAACAAACTGTTGAAAACGTTGATTGCTTTTGTCACTCGTTCAGAAAACGTTTCTCGATAGCTGTTAAACGCAGAAAGGTCACCGTTCAATATACCGTCAGAAAAATAGTTTGTTCCCGGCACAAATACTGTTTCACCGTCGCCCATTACTTGCCGACTTTCGAAAGGTAAAACAACAGCATTTTGTGTGCTTGTTTTAAGATAAAACAAGGTAGACAAACTGTTGTTGCCAAGAGGAGCAATGAAAATATCTGAAGGAATTCCGCCGATAACATTGTCAAAAGGATTTCCTTGAGATCCAAAACCAAAAAACGTTTTTTCTTCTGTTAGCTGATATTTGCCTAATCCTTTTGATACTCTGAATTCTTTTGATAGTAAATTGACCAAAAATTTAAACCTATCAGTGCTGCTGGCTGGTAATACGTTTAGGATACCGTTAAATGTGATATAGTCTTTAACGTATTTGCTTCGAATCGCAGCTGACGTGTATGCAAGGTTATCCCCATAAGTTAAGTCGATTGTTATCGAATCTTGTACGGTTTGTTGTCTGGCATCGATTGGTGAGCTTACGTAAGCAGATCGAGCGGCATCTGTGAAGTCAGATAAAAGATTAAACGAACATTTTTCTAAAACACCACCAAGATCAAACAAAAGCTGATACAATATTTTTGTATCAGCAAATAAATCGTAAGATTGCTCAGAAAACAACATACGTTGCGTTACAAAATTTCTAAGTCCGATAAAAGGTGTATATAAAGCATCTGACGTGTTCATGGTGCTTTTCAAACTCAATACGTTGTTGATGGTCCTGATTTTTCGTATTAAGTCATCCAGCGTTCGAAGTGTTGTTCTTGAATTGTTGATATCGTTGTTGATTCTTGTTGATATTGAACCCAACACAGAGTTTAATTGTGGATTTGTTATTGTGCGGTTGAGAAGCAAATATTTTCGAAGCGTGTCTCTTACCAAGCTAGTTTGATATAAATGGTCAAAATATAATTGAAAATTTGGTACAACAGCAGATGGAGTGTAAATTGGCTTATAATCAAGTAGCGAAATAATGTCACCACGAAGACTTGATACATCCAAAACTGGCTGACCATTAACAATGGTGTGTGTATCTAATGACAACGTTTCTTCAGTCAAGCCGTTTTGAGATAGCAACCTAACAGGACTAGCTCTTAGTGTAAATGCGATGGGTGGAGCAACAAAAGGTTCTGCTTCTCCAGTTAAAACTATAATAGGATCGAGCACTGTTGCTTGTCTGGAATTGGGATTTGGAGCACCTTCACCTACGGCTCTAACTGTAGGAGTTATAGTTGTTGTGCCAATAGACATCATAGGCAACGGAACGTTAGCAGTTGATATGGTGCTAGCAATCGGAGATGGACCAATTGGAACAGATATTATTGGTGCGCTTGTTAGCGAAGATGGTACCACACTTGCTGCAAACTGTATTGGAGCTGTTGCCATTTGTGGTGTGTCTGTTGTTGTTGTGGCTGCGAAAGGAACAAGTATTGGTGTATATGCAGGTTGTATTGACACACCACCTGTTCTTATCGGATTTCCGTTTCTTGTGGCTACCATGTTACAGTATCACCTCATTGCTGGTGTAATTTGGACTTAAATTAAAGTTGAAAAATTGCATTGTAACAATGTACGCATACACCCCAGAATCTGTGTAACGAACGTTGTCCGTAAAAACATATTTGTTTTGAGTGTTGATGCCGTGTGCCTTTCCAATCAAGTCTAACTTGCCGGTTGCAACGTTTTGCCTACGAATAATGAAATGACTTATGTTTGATTGATCTCCGTTAACACTCCAAGTTAAGTCTACGTTTTTACTGTTGAAAACGTTTGCTTTTAATCCGTTGATTCTTGCTATTGGTGGTTTAAGATCAACGTTGACATAATTGATGCCGGTGATTTCAGAAAACTCAAATTGATCGAATCCATATTGTGCTACGAATTCGTTACCATTTTTTTGTGGATTGGTTCCTGTAAGTAAACCGTATGGGTTATTAACGTTGTAAGGCTTATAAGAATATGTTGGTGGAGATTGACTGCCATTGTTTCTTGGTGTAGAAACTTTATTTAGAACTGTTGCTTCTAACAAAGTTGCTGGTTTTCTTACATACGTCGTTAATTCATATGTGTATCTTGAGCTACGACTCAACAATCCATATCTTGTTAAGCTTTGAACGTAGTTGCCGTCAGTATAACCCATGAGCAGTTTGTCATTGGTTTCTAAATCACGTAACTCAACTTTTGTTACAAGTAAGTCTCTTAAGCGTTCTGGACTAATATCGTTGCCATAAAATGATATTAAATTTTGGTTGGTAAGAAGTTGTCTTAAGTTGTCTTCTAAACGATTGGTTATAGCATAACTGACGTTAAAGCTAACATCGAAATATTGCGTGCTGCTGCCCGGTAATTGTATGGGTGTAATGGTTGGTGGCGACACAGTTATTGCTGCATAATCTTGTGCTTGTGGTATATACACAAACTCAATCACTCCAGAAGCTTCATATCGTTGACCTTTGATATCCGTTAAAGCACAACGATAACGGTAAGATTTGTTTTGGTCTAAAAAGTTTTCTATATATGCATAGCTTGAATTGCTGCCTTGGCCTCCAATGAAAAAAGTGGTTAACAACGTTTCTGAATATGGATCTATTGATAAGTTGGTACGATATAGCTGCAAAAAAGCTATGTCATCCGGTATATCATTTATCACAATTCTTACATCTCTGCGATTGTATTCATGATTTATGCTGACATAAACATTGGCTTTGGTGTCAACGCTTTCGTTGCTTTCAACAATTTGACTTGTAAAATCACTGCTAATATCTGAACTTGCGTTGTAACTCAAAGCACGAAACAACAACAAACCAAGGTCTGTGTTTTGTATAACAATTGTTTTTGTTTCCCCAGCCAGCAAATCATAGTTCCCAACAACATCTTGTATTTTGCTTCTTGTTTTAACACTAGAGTTGTAAACTGTTTTATAGATCTTGACTCCTGTGGCATTAAGATCTTTTTGTTTTAACGTTAACATTAGTTGACCACCACCCAGTTTCGAAACAGTAAAATCAGGTGGTGTTATAACTCGTTTTATGCGTGCTACATTTGTTTGGTGTCTAACCAACTTAACAAATTCTTGTACCAAGTTGTTTCGTAAATCATACAACGAAAACATTGCATAAAAATCTTGTGTTTGAATGGTTTCTGCTGGGAATGTAAATTCTGGATGAATTGTTATAACGTCTCGATCTGCGATACTATACGTTTGTACTCTAGCGGTTATTGCTGTTTGTGTATTGTTTGTTGTCATCAAGTTTGATGCAATCATTTTTTCAGTGTTGTTTTGACTTTCGTAGTAATTCACAATCAAGCCGTTATTTGTTTCATATGCGGTGTTTTCTGCGTATGTTCGTTTGATTGAATTAGCTGGGTCGATTTTATATTGCTGGAGAAGTTCTTTGCTTAGTTGCGCAATACTACGATCTTCATTCAATGGTTGCTGGTTGATTGTGTTTGATGCCACATATATTTCGTTTCTCACAGCGGGCTTCGTAGAATTGGTTATAACTGTGTATCCCACTCCATGATTGAAACGAACAATCAAATCCTTTAGTGTATATGTTTGTGTTGCCAACGCATTGTTTCTGGTGGCTGTTATGTTTGTTGTGATATCGAAAGCACGTCTTTGAATGCTGCTAACCAACTGCGCTGCGTTTTGATTTGCAATGTTTAGCGTTTGTTGTGTGTTTTGATTAAACAAAGACAATTGCACGGCATTTTTCGGGTCTTCGGTATAGGCTCGAATTACCAACCTTGTTGCCGCTGCGTTGTTTGTTGCCGTTTTGCTTACATTCAAGCTAAATCGATATACATATTTTGTTGAGGTTGCTTCTTCAAGAGAAGCAAAATCATCGGTTGCGGATATAACTTGAACGGTGTTGATTCTTACTTCCACTGTGCTTTAAAACCTATTCAATATATAGTGCTTTGCACAAATCAGAATAGATAGCGTTTTAAAAACTATTGGAAGACAAGAGTGAACATATTGATGAACTTGTTGTGACCTTGTGAGTCTGTTAGCACCTTACCAATGAAATAAACATGAATTCTGGTTGTAGCGGTAACAAGATCAGGATTCAAAGGCACCGGCACTGCATCAGGAAATAACGGAAGTAACGGCGAGTTGTTTTGCACTCCAAACACGCCAAAGTCAACAACGTCTAGTTTTGTCACTTTGCCGTTTGCCATTTCGAACATTTGACCAACAATTCTGTTGGTGATTGTAGTTTCGCTGAAACGAACGGTTGTACGTTGTAACTGCACACGTTGTTGTGTTGTACCATTGGCAACAACAACGTTGTTAAACTCGTTTTTAAGATCTTCAAATGTTAGTATTTGACGGTTTCCATTAACCGCACCAGCATAGTTTCCGATAGGTTGAGAGCGAGCAGAAAGAGCATCTGATTTGTTTATAGGAGGAAGAAACGTAAAATTGTCGATGTGTGACAATCTACGGTCGAAATATAGGTCTTCAGTTGCTTCCAAACTTCCAACAGTTACACCACCAGCCAACGTGGTTCTATCGTTAATGTAAAAAGATGCAGAGTTTGTGCTGAGAATAAATTCATCACGGTTGGTGTATAGCAAGTCTGGGCTTTTGAGAATCATCAACTTACGAAAGTTGTTTGTGTTGTCACCTAAAACTGTTGATGCGACCGAAGCAAACGTTGCCGAGCTCGATAAAATCTCTGGTGTACCTCTTTCCCAACCTCTAACCAACTGCCCACCAATAACACGAACAACACCTTGCGACGAACTAAAATAGTTGTTGTTGCTAAACACTCTTAATCCACCACTGTCATCAGCTTCATATGAAACTTGATCTTGTGGCAATGGAAAAGCTTCAAAAGATAAAAGCGTTGCTATAGAACTATCTGGAACAGTTCCAGTAACATATGTGTCTGATATTGAATACACAGCACCAGCATCACTAAACGAATAAAAGGCAGGAATAAAGCGTCCGGTACCAAGTTGGCGGCGGCCTTCATCTGTGATGATAGTGTCCATGATACGCTGTTTGTTATCGAGTAATCCCATGTTATGTTCCTACTCTTGGATCGTTATCAAACCAAGGTTGAGATGCTCTATATTCTTTGTCGAATATACCAGATCCATATGGATTAACTGTATAAGCAGCGGCAACATTTGTACTGCCGTATATGCTTGCGGTGAGCCAGTTATCACTTTCACCACGCAATGCGCTTCCAGATATAAAGTTGATACCGCCTGCTTCATCTAATGGCCCACCAATAGCAGGATTGTTATATGTTTTGGTGTAGATTCTGCCTTCAAGCATATCTCTTGGTTGACCGTAATGGTTTTGACGAAACACACAAGAAAAGTTGGTTGGAATGCCGTTGTAAAGACCATATTTCCAACCTTCAATATACGCCCCTGTCATGTTTGAAACAACGTAACCAGAGATTGTATGTCCAGAATTATTTGTTGAGATTGGTCTTGGATTGATTCCAAAAACTAACTTTGGTGCAAGTACAGGGTTGGCAAAACTGCCAGTATAGTCTGTTACCGTGAATGTACTTGCTCCACCTATTCCTATTGCGTCGATATTATTGATCAATCCAACGCCCGCTGCGCTGCCAGTAGTCAAACATATGATCAGCTTATTTTTTGTAACTTTGAAAGGAACTGTGTTGCTACCAAAATACGTTCCAAATTCTTTAAAATCTGCTATCAAGTTCAAATTTTCGGTGTAAAATCGAGGTACTTCGCTGTATTGTTTTTCGAAAGGACTTGCTTTGCAAAAGTTTATGTTGTTTACGATATTGGGGTCACTATAACTTGCCGTAACTGGATAGCCGTCCAAACTCCAGTACATTTTAAGATAAACGTCAGTTGCTGCAAAATCTTTCGTTGAATAAACGAACGAGCCAGTTCCAAATGATCCAGTTTTATATAATGAGAAAATATTTGGAACAATGCTGTCTATTAACGTTTGAGCAGCACTGACGAGCCTTAAATACCGAACCTCACCAGAACGAAGAAATGGATTGTTCTTTGCAAAATAATATTCGGTTAAAGTCGTGGCTGCCTTATATTCTTCTGATCCACTTACGACGCTTCCAGACACAGCACGATTCCAAATAGAAGATCCCATTGTTGGTTTAGGTGGGCCAACAAGAATGTTGTCTGAGTAGTTTTTGTAATAGGAGAATCTGTTTTCTACATCGTAGATTGGCATGATAGTAACTACTCCTAGCCTATTATCTCATGCACGGAATTTGAGCACAAAAGTTGATTGAGCGTGTCATGATGTTCTTCAAGTTGATTTGTTTCTGGATTGAGTCTTAGTGTTGAACCATAAAGAATGATTTTGTTGATGCCTGTTGGAAAGAAAGACATATTGCTTTGGTTTGTTAATGCTGTATCGCTAAATGGATATGGCATATGCCAACCAAAAGTCAGTTTGTCGGTTGGTAATAACAAATATGGATTGTCGATCTTGTATGCATTTAATACTGGTATGCTAAAACCTCCCCCCGTTGGGTCTGTCCAATACCCTATAATGTTCGGTGAAGTAAATGCATTTTTCCAATCTCTGCCATTGACTTCGTTAACTTGGCTGCGGCCCGACAAACGAAGATCTTCAAGATAAACGAAATTACCACCAAATCCAGCTAGCAAACCTTCATCGTACCCGATTGGATTTCTTATGGAAGCCGATAAAGCAAGTTGCCCATTCCAATAAGAATACGCTAACTCTCTTGTTATTGGAACAGTTTGATCTCGCACTGGTCCACGTACTCCGGCGGCATCGTACAAACTAACTTGTGCGAATGTAACCAAATCGGAAATCTTGCTAGAAATCACTGAAGAAGTTACAAAGGAAGAAAACGAACCTCCGCCGATAACGCAGTTAATAGTTTGATCCCCAGCTATTTTATTCGGTATATACGTTCTAGAGTTCAATATAAAAAAGTTCCATATAGCGGTGTCCGATCCACCAACGGTAGTGATCTTATTTGTTTCCAAAGAGCAACTTATTTCTACAACTATTTTTTCTAAAAGAAATGGCTCAGAAATATAATCACCAATCATTAGCTGCTGATTTTGATTTGGTTGAAACTTTGGATCATATGGAAATCCAAAGGTGCTGATTGGATATCCCATCGCCTTGTCTTGCTCCAAATCGTTTGGTCCGCTACCTCCCGACCCTAACGAAGCTCCAAAGCCAACCGCTTGTCCTGATAGGTACGTTTTAAGATCGTTTAAAGTGCTGCCAAGGGCGGCGACACCTGCACCAGCACCAACTCCATCATATTGTTTGCTTGATGGATTCCAGTAACACATTGGATAGTGATCTGTAAGAGAAACGATATCTGCTCCGATTTTTTGCACGGCTGCTGGTGTTATATCGATTTCGATCTTGTTTTTGCTCCAAAGAGGCTGTTGAAATCCTAATCCCGTTGTTTCAACTTTGCTACCCTCCAGATAAAACTGATAGATTGGATCTTTCTTTGTAGGAATCGATTTAACATCAGCTTCTGGATTAGCAAAATCCATAAAGGGTTCGATGTTTTGACCGGGAGTAAAGGTAACAAACGTGTCAGAAACACCTTTCACCATGCTGCTACCAGAAGTAATAATAGGTTGGTTAACAATCTCTGAACCAGAAAAATACGGTTGCTTATATAAAGCAGATATATCTTCTGTTGACAGTCCTGCATTAATAGCTTGTGGTGTCATCACAAGAGGGTAAACAATACCTTTTACATCGATACTAGCAGTTGATGTTCCAACACCCATATAATGCAAAACAGTAGAACCACCACCTTGAGCACTAGCCGTAACTTGAACTGATGTGTTTGTGATATATGTACTATTAACGCTACCAGATAGGTTGGCTCCTGTATTGTTTGGAGGGCCATTATAATCCCAAAACGTTACATAGTTTTCTGTTGGTGTAGAACCAAAATCGGAAAACGTTACATATGATGTGTTGCTGCTCATTATGTTGTTTTCTGCAACAACTAAAGAGTATTGATCGGTATATCTTGGTGAGCGAAGTACGTTTACTGGGTTGCCATACGCAGGCTGGTATATCGCTCGGTATACAAAAGTACCTTCAAATGGAGCCGAAAACCCGATTATAGAACCCGTGGCTGACATAACAGAAACAAATGCATTCACCATTGGAGTGTTCGGATTGCTCGTTATTTCTGTTATGACAACAATAGGAGTCCCAGAAAACGAATTGTCAAAAACTATAGGATCAGATTCATTTGTCGGATTACCGGGACTTCCCACAACGACAACTTTTTCTTCATATTCTGGATATGTTGTAACGAAAAAACCGGCATCGGTCACTGGTTGATTGAATGAAACAACCTTGTTGTCATTGAAGAACACAGGATATTTTCCTGTACGATTATCGCTTGCTGTTCTCCATACAGTAGGAAAGCTACCTGTTGCATCCTGTTTGCGGGATAGTAAAAGTTTTGGTGGAAGACCTCTTGCTCTTGTACCTTTAAGTGTTTTTGCCATGATGTTAGTTATCCCCTGTACATGCCACCAAAGGCAACACTATCGGTGCCATACAATCCATTACCATATGTAAATCCAGCTGTTGCACTTTTTTGATCTCTTGTTTGCAGATATGAATCTGATATATCATAGTTCTCACTAAAGAATGGTTGAGTTGTTGAGCCAACAATTTCTCCATTTAAATTAACAATGCTAGAAGTAACAGTAACACCAAGCAGATCGATTGTATTTGTTAGTGCTGGAAAATACTCACCGTTTGCTTGATCAACCCAAGGTTTAAGTTTTGGTTGCACTGTTTGATCCATAATAGCGTTTGGTCTTGTATCAACAACACCAATAACAGTTCCCAGCGAGTTTGTAACAATCAAATAACTCGCCCCATATTCCAAAAACGATCTAACCATTGCTGGTTGATCTTTATAAATCATTTGTTCTGTGATATTTGTGCCAAATCTACGTTCTTCACCAATGTTGCCAGCTTCTAAAAAGGCATATACTCCACGTATTTGTTCTTGTGGACTTTCGTTGGTTGCAAGACGAAACGGCAAAGGAAAAGGTTCTATAATCGATTCTTCATAAAACTGAGGCCCGCCATTCATGTATATTGGATACACATCATCAGCGTTAATGTATCCTTCGACGATAAGACCAGATTCAATCAAGTAGTTTGTGGTTTTGCTGATACGAACACCATTACCATTCAACGTTGTACCTTCCACACCAACATGTGAATCATTGAACATTTTATTCGAAGTATATTGCGTTAAATCTACGGCTTGACCGTAAGTGATAAATGATGATTCATGAATTATTTCACCATTTGGGCGAGCTATACTGTCTTGTGTGCCGTCTTGAACGATAATTTTTGGTTGATTGGAACTGTATACATCTTGTACGGTTCGTAAGTTCACACCTTCACGATATATGTCAATGGCTTTGGTTGACATTCCATCAGTTACAACAAGATTACGATTGGTTCTGCCATAGTAATTTTCTATGTCAACAAACGGCTTGTAAGATTGATCTATAACCCAGTATGCCATCGACGTTTCCTTTTAATACTTGTTGAGTATGCCTGTTAAAAGTTGCAACAAAATCACTTCTTTTTGACGATTTCTGTTGTTAGTCCCGACGTACTGATCTTCGAAGTGATATTCAAGCTTGGGACGTTCAAGCATGTGAGATTGAATCACGTAGTTGATGCCTAAAAACTTTGTTTTTCTAGGAAGTAGTTGTGCGATAAACTTGCCCATGTTTGTATTGAACCATTGATAAAAATCAAAGAACCCACGAACGTTTAGTTTGTCTGTTAGTCGGTTGAAGTAAATGTCTCTAAGTGTTTCAAGGTCTGGATAGTCTTGCGAGAACATCATATTAGGATCGCCTAGTATGTTGTTGAACACATCTAAAGAAGAAAACATACCAATCATGTCTTGGTTAAGAGAATCAACAATAGAAAAGTCTATGCTGAACTTAGCGTTGTCTTCTGGAATTTGTTCTTGTTGAATCTCGTATACTGGCGCAGTCTGCGAATACGCTCCAACATCTTGTTCAACAAAGTCCAAGCTTTGATAGCTTCTTACACGCACCTTTTGATTGGTAACAGCTTCGTCAAAGTTTGGAGAGATAAACGAGTAATAAAAACGTTCGGGAACGATAACGGTTTGATTGTTACCAAATCCAGTTCCGCTAGCATGAAGATAATGTTGTGAAAAATCAAACACTTGAATAAAACCAGTAGAATCTGTTGTTAAATCGATTTGATCTGTTGACCAATCAGCTCTAAGCTTTTCGAATGAACCGCTTCTAAAGTTTTCAAAGTTGAAGTTAACTCTTGGATCTTCAACACCAAGAGACTTGTAATCTCTAACGTGTTCTCTCCATTCATCTACTGTAAGAGCTTTGCTCCACCAACGAAGCTGAGAAACCTTGCCATCAAACGTTTGCAAAAAATGTTCGTTAACGAATTTTGTAGTTGTGGAAATGGTTGTGCTGCCACTGCCAATAGCTAAAAAAGAACCACTAGTGTTGTATGTTGCATCACGAACTTGCCACAAGTTGTTAGCAGAGTTGCTGCCAAAGTTATCGTCATACAACGAACTTGTGAGATATTCTTCAGAAATGTTTCCAAGGTTATTTCTGCCTATGCGAAGAAAGTAAGAAGATGAAACTTGGCCAATAGAATCTCCACGTTGTCTACCAAAACTTATGTTCCAAGCTTGCCCATCTAGAATGTCTGGGGTTGTTATACTCATTGTGAGTGCTGTTGCGTTAACAGCAGAGTTTGGTTGCACATACAATGTCAAACCAGATCCGCTTATTGCATACAAGTTAGCTAGTATGTTTTCTGTGTTAGCTGACCCAGAGGATATAATACGTACAAGACTTTGAATAGAAGACGTAGAAGGAACGCCACTATAGTTGTATATGCCTTCGAATGTCCATGATCCACTTGTAAACAAACCATCGTTTGGATTTGTCGTGTTTGCGTTATGTCCTGTAACGGGATCAACAACAAATGAACCAAGGGGGGGTGGGTACCCCGGCTCTACCCTGCTCCCAGAAAGATATGGAGATTTGAAATAACCACCATTTTTAAAGCTTAATGATGTACCGATTTCGTTTCTACTTTCTCTTAAAGAGTCAAGTGTACGTTGTGTTGGTCCACCATACTCTTTGAATCTAAAGATGTTATCACCATCAATACCAACCGCACGAAGCAACGATTTAATGCTATGAATGGTACCTTTGCTTTTAAGAATATCGTTAGCATTGATCAATATTCTACGCCATATTTGATTTTGCAGATATTGCAAAGTATATTCACTGTTGACGATGTTTGGTGTTATATTGTTACCGTTGATGAATTGATTTACATCTGAACCGATAAACAATGGTGGAAGATCTAAACCGTAAAAGTCTGCAAGTTGTTTTAAGAAAGCATCAGGCACCGTATCAAATTGTTGGTAGTCAACATGTCTTAACGTTGAAAATGCATCAAGAAACAGTTTGATTTCGTCAAAAAAGCTGGCCCACATATAAAGTAAGCTTAACAGCGTTTGTGTGCTGCCAAGGTTTACTGTGTTTGGCTCAGAACCATACTGCAACTCATTGAGTTCACCTTCTTCAGTTTCTAAAGCAGCTTGTTCTTGACCATATGTAAAGTATTGCTTTGGTACTAGCTTGGTAATGATGTTTGGGTTATAGCTATCATACGAAGCTCCATTAGCAACAAGGTTTTCACGATATGTGACCACAGTTGGTTGATCTGGGAAAAGTATCGGGCACATTCTAACGTCTTCGTAAATCATTGGACTTGCACCCATGTAAGATCCAGTGTTAATGTTTCTTACTTTAAGAGTATTGAGTGCATAGCCGTTAAGTGTTCCATGCATACCTTTGCCAGAATGATCCAACACAAGGTTGCTTATTGACCCAGAAGCTTCATTGAATTTAAAATAAAGAGCTAAGTCTGATTCTGCGTACACGCTGCTGCTTTGGTATGCTAGCATTTCATTTGTTGAAACAATACGTTTGTAGTAACGTAGTTCATCCAAAGCACCAGAAAAGGTTGTTTGTGGAGTAAAAAAGGGTGCAGTTATGTTGCTGCCTGTTCCAATAAACATACTAGCAGTTGCAAAATTCAAGTTTCTTATTGTTGTTTGACTGCTTGTTGCAACCAACGTTCCGCTTACGTAACCAAACAATTGATTGACACCACTTGTTCTATCCCATATAAACGTAACAGGTGCCCAGTTGCCTTTTACAAGGCTTATAGAGGCCGACATTACATTTGTTGACCCAGAGGCTACAAAGAAAGTTAGATCGGCTGTTGGCCCTGTAGAACTCGATAGAAAGCAACCAAATCCATGTTGCTCGGTAGCACTCAAAGTTTGAAGTTTTTGAAATACAACTTGATTGGCATTTGACCCTGTTGCTGCATATATTTGAAATTGTAAAGATATTGAACTTGTGATAGGATCAAGTCTACTTGCACCGTTAGGATCTTTGGTAAGAAAAGGAAAGGTTGTGCCCGCAGCGTCTTTTACTGTTACCCACGTACCTTTTGTAACAGGATCACCAACATTACTTCCAGAAAAATAAAGATAACCTTTGTTTTTTGGTAGGTTGTCATAAACATAACGTTCGAACCCAGTCATTTGATCAAAAAACAACTCGGTTTCTTTGCGTGTACCATCAAAAGGGTATCTGTCAAAGATTTTGTTGAAAGCACTGTTTACTTTTACTTGAGCACTGTTGAAAAATACATGGTTTTCGAACAAACTCCAATCAACATTCAACTGTTGAGTGCTTTTGATACCAGAGCCTATTGGGTCATATCTAAATGAACCTGTTTCTGCCACAGATGTTTGAGTTAAAAATTCTCCGTTTTCTGTTTCGAAAGAAGATAAACCTCCATCTGGTGATGTAATGCCACGAACAATCGATGGACTAAATACACCCGGTCGAACACGAAACAATCTTTGTATCGGAGACATTAATGTTGTCATGCTGTTACAACCTTGAACTTAAATCCTTGATTTTCAATCAAATATGTTTCTCGATTTTCTTTGATCAAAAACTGTATTTCTAATGGTTTGTTGATTGGAAGATCTTGCATATACAAAGTAAAATACATACCGGCACCGTCAGCCGACAACTTTGTTCCAACATCATCAAACGGAATCAATATTTCTTTGGAAAAAGGATCGATCAATCTCCAGTACATTGTTGGAAAAATCTTTGGCTTTATATTGTATGGCAAATAAAAGCTTTCAAGCGTTGTGTCATAGTCATACACAAAAACTTGCAGCTTTGTTGAGTCAGTGTTGATATATGAATCTTGTAGATTGGTTATGTTTATTCCGTAGTTTCTTGTTGGTACCAAGCTTTTGCTACCCTGAAGCGGCTTGAAGGTCAAAGATGGGCCTGTAGCGAATATAACAGTATTATCCACAGACTTCCAAACAGTTTTAAATGTGGTAGAGTTGCCAGAATCAAGAACCCCGGATAATCCTGTTATATTCAAAGGAATAAACACATCAGCATAATAGCTTCCTGTTTGATACAAACCACCAAAACTTATTTGCGAACCTGTAAAGCTTTGAGAAAAATAGTTCCAACTTGCTGATGTGTAACTGATTGAAGCACTATGGCTTAAACTGTATGTTGCAGCAGTAACATAAACACTCTTTGAAGCAACAAGTTCCAACATGACGCTACCAGAACCAGCTATTTCAGTGCTGCCAGACATAAAGTTTGCTGGTGTTCCAAATGGAGAATAGTACAAACCTATTTTGTTGTTGTAATCAAAAAACGTTTGTGCTTGGTTGTCAATAAAACTATCGTTGTACTTAATCACCAACGCTGGGTGTATGTTTGTGTTTCTTGATTGTCTTGAAGAAAAACGTTTCACAAAACGTGTAACTGTATCTGTTTCTTGTGAACCAGAATAAGCTATACGAAAACCATAATCAGGTATTTTTCCTGTTATTGCGGCAGAAACAGCTGTTGTAACGTCAATAAAAAGGTCTTCATCTCCTCTGGCAAAGCTTTGAGAGAATGATAGTGGAACATAACCAAGAAGAGAAGAACCAGATAGGTAATAATCAGCATTAACATCTGCTGTGTCACCGCCGTATGTTATTCCTCCACTTGTCCATGTTGTTATGTTTGCACCGTTAATAGAAGCTGTGAACCAATTTACAGCATCCAAATCACGGTAACCGATAACATCGTTGCCTCTGCCTTCAGTAAAATCTTTTCCAAGAGGATTAACAGCAAGCACAAAGTTTGAAGGAACTGTTTGACCTCCGTAAACGTTTTTCATCGACAAATAAGCTTTAAAGCTTGAATCGGTTACGTCCAACAAAGAACTTGTTAAAGCTTTAAGAGTGTTTAAATCAAAGTGAATAACGCCACGAGATATTTCGATACCAGAAGTGCCCGACGCAACAGGAGTTACATCATATAACTTGAACAAATCGATGGTACCAGCTTGACCTACGTTGGCATCAGTGCTGCGTGACATAGCAGTTTTGCTGCTAAAAATCAGTTTGTTGGTGACGTATCCGTCCTTATCAGCTTTAAGAATGCGATACATGGTGTCTCCTAAGCAGCTGTTCGACCTACAAGATCGAAGTTAGTATACTTTATTTCGAACATACCTCCCGGTGGAGGTATCATGATAGAGTTATTGATTAAATTTGTTGTTATGTCATAACGAACGTTGCTGTATGTTCTGTCACCAACTGTTCCTGTGATATTGGTTGCGGTGATACCTCTAACTGCTAGCACACCAACGTTGTTGTATATGATGTTTCTTACGTCATCAAGAATCAAAGGTTGATCCATTTGAAAGTTGCCAACATTAAAGTACTGTACTAGTTTTCCTTGCACGTTTTGCAGCACTTGTTGACGATTGAATGTAGGATCAACAGTTATGTCATAGTTGATTTGCAAGTTAACAATTCTGCCATCCAGAATATCAATAGCATCTGATATCATACGATATTGATTTAGATACACTTGCAAATTTCTCTTAAGAAGATCTGGAGCAAGAATAAGTTGATTTAGATCGTTTCTGCAAAGAATGTAAAGCAATGCAGCGTTGGGGTTGTCTGGATTGTTTTGCACTGAAGCACGATACACTCTGCCAAAGTTTGCTGGTAATGAATATATTCTTGCCATTAAATCTTCTTTGCTTACAATGCGGCTTTGTGATGCTCTTGCTGAAGGTATTTGCAAACGAAGCTCGTCAAGAGTTGGAGCATCTGCACCACCTCGCCCGCTAGCGTTGTTGTTTGCATCTGCTGATGCTCTCACTGCTGCCGCTATAGCGTTTGTTGGGCTATTGGGAAAGTCAGTAATCAAAGTGGCTATTTCGGTAATGCTTTGGTTTGGAATGTTGTGACTTAAACCACCACCAGCACGATATGTAACAGTGATTGTAACGTTTGGAGCTATAGCACCAAGAGTCGAAGTTCTAAGCAAGTTGTTTGGATCAATAGCAAATCTAGAGAAATTTTTACGACCATATAAAGGCAAAGCCGCTTCGGATGGATCAGGTACAAGATCATTATCCATTGTTTGACCAGATCCTCCACCAAAGGTTAATGTTGTTAGTCTTGTAGCTAGTTCGGTTGTTCTATAGAATCTAAATGGTGCCGGTAGAATTTCTAAGTTTGCTTCAACGTATTGTTCATTTGGAGCCACAGCTGTTACAGGATTTCTATTTCTGACCGATCTAAACACTGTATCTTGTGTTAGATAATCAACTTCATAATAATTGTTACCATCGCTATCAACAACCGAGATTATATCTGTTACATCTCGGTTTTGAATAGTGTAACGTTTGAATGGTTCAAAGCCGTTAACAGTAAAAGATTCGGTAGAAGTAACACTGCTTAAACAATCTCCGGTAGCTGAAAATATCCAGTTAACTGGATTGTTGGTGTTGTCAACCTCACCTCTGACGTAGCTAATGTTTTTTGCCGGTGTTCCATCGCTTTTTGTAACAGTAAAATCAATGTCTTCAACAAGTTGAAATTGCACTCCACGATTGGAGCTAACTATGGTTCCTTCTTTTACAACAGGCAAAGCAGTTGTGTTGTATGTTCCTTGAGAGTTCACAGGAATGCGAAAATAAAAAGTTACCGGTAAAACCGCTGGAGACGCACCAACAATTTGTACATTGGCTTCTCTTAAAAGCTTTTCAAGATTTTTTGATTCAACAGCTGTTTCGGCATTTATTTCACCAAACTGATGATCGAGATAAAAGCTTTGAACGTCACCGATATATGACGCTAACTCTAATAACAAACCACCAAATCCATTGGCAGAAAAGTCTTGCAAACGATTTGGAAAAAATATTCGAGCATATTCTTCAAGATCGTTACGAAAAGCATCAAAGTCTTTGTTAAGATACTTTCTTGACTTGACGAGTTGGTTTATTGTTCGTCTGGAATCAACCGGCATTGTGTTTCACCTTATGTTAGATATGGATCAGTGTTATTTTACGTAACCGCAAACGTTATTTGCAATCTTGTTGTAGGAACCGCTGCTCTTGGTATACTGTAATCAATCACTATGGCTACAACACCTAAACCGGGATCTTGCGCATAAAACGTTTGTGAACTATCAAATCCTTCCAACTCCACATAAGGCATATATTTGCCAACAGCGTTCATGATTCTTTGCATTGCGGCATCATCGAATGCTTCTTTGCCTAGTTCGTACTCAGTAACCAATGGACCAAGATTTGCCCCGTAATCGTATAAAGCAAGTCTTTCACCCCAGTTAGTCATAATCAAATCACGTAGATTGTTTTTCATGGTATCACCAACAGTGTAGTGCATACTCAACAATCCGTCGTCACTTGTTCCTAAACGTAATGGCGTTACAATCCCAATTGGTATAGGAGTTGGTTCTATGGCTCTTTGCTGCGCAGTTAACTCGGCTGATGTAATACCTACACTTTTAAAGCTTATCATGTTATATAACTATAGACCAAACAACTTGCGAGCTTCTTGATACCTGCTAACTTCTGATGGCCGCCATTCCGGTGATTCTATCTGAGGTGATGCCGGTGGTACGTTTGCCGAGGTTGTTCCTTGATTAATTTGTGATTGCAATGCTGTTCCTGCATCCGAATCTGTGGAAGTGCCGGAAGGTGCGGCAGTTGCGGTGCTTGCAACAAACTGATCAAATGTTATGCCAGCAGGTCCACTTGTCATCTCAGTAGAACGTGAATCATTCTGTGAAGAATTTCGTAAGTTTTGTCTGGCTCTTTCTAACTCGCTGTTTGGAACAACCTCGATATTTTGATCACGAAAGTTATTATAGCTAATAACTGCTGATGCTAATGCTTGATTGCTGTTGTCGTTATTCGAAGCGGCAACGTCGGCCCTGTTGTTTTCACTTAATGCTTCTTCAATGCAAAGAGAAAAAAATGAACCGATTATTGGCAAAGGATTCAAGATGCTTTTTATAAAACACCATATGGCTTTTATGATGGCAAAAGCCATGGCATATGCCATTAGTTTGCGTGGGTCTTGATTTCCGTCTGCTGGTTGCAATATCGCATCTGGCTGAACCTTGAACGCTGCATGTAAACCTTCTCCAAGAGCTCTTGCAGCAAAGTTGACAGGAGCTGGTAAGCCATTAACGATTCCCTCAATAAGAGTTACTTTTCCTGCTGTTATAGCTTTGTTTGTTAGGTCATTAACCAACTTTTGAT